GAGGCACCGAAGCTGGAGAAGTTGATCTTGGCGTCTATTGAGACAGGCGAAAGCCTGGATCTTGATAGTTTCCCAAAGTCGCTGCACCGTCTCGCACGGGCTTCCTTAGTGGATGCCCTATCATTGCGATACATGCGGCAGCTTCTTCTATTCAGCTACAAAGCCAACGTTACACATGACATCACCACGACCGAGAAGGCCTTCAAGGCCTTCTTTGACGTTAATGCTTCTGTTCATGACTTTGCTGCTGGTCTCGCGACCAGCAGTCCTAAGTTATTGGACAGAGCTCGTAGACATTGTCAATCTGTTCTATCTGTTCTGAAGGAGAAGGATTTTATCCCCTCTCACGGACCAGGTGCTAGTACGACTCCAAAAAACATATGGACTCGTGCTTACAGCACAATAGACAGTGTCTTCTGCCCAGCGGACATGTTCGCATGTTATTATAATGCGGATCATAACGCAGAGTTAGAAGATCGACAATGGGACGATCATATCACAGCCAAGCTTATCGCAGTGCCGAAAGACACGCGAGGGCCGCGGTTGATATGCGTCCACCCTGCTGAAGCCATTTGGGCCCAGCAGGCTGTTCGACGAGCACTGGAGAAAAGTATCTCCAGGAGCCGGTTCTCTTATGGACCGTGGCCGAAAGGCCATATCCATTTTGATAACCAGGATGTGAACGGTAGGATAGCCCTTCTCTCCAGCCGGAGTGGCAGATATGCCACTCTGGATATGAAGGAGGCTTCCGACCGGATATCCGATTGTCTTGTACAGATCCTCTTTGGGAGGAAGTATAAGTACTTCGGGTGTTGTCGCGCACAGAAAGTTCGTCTTCCTTCGAACGGACTACGGTCCGAACGCTGCGAGGATTTACACTGCTACGCTCCAATGGGGAACGCAACTACGTTTCCTGTGCAGAGTCTAGTCTTCTGGGCGATTTGTGTCGCGTCATTGCAGTCCCAAGGGTTTCATCAACCCGGGGCTGTCTTTGTGTTTGGTGATGACATCATAGTGCCAAGCGAGTGTGCCGAGGTCGTGATAAACGACCTTGAATCATTCGGCTTGCTCGTCAACAGGACTAAATCCTTTTGGCGAGGTGCCTTCCGGGAGTCGTGTGGCGTAGACGCTTTTAATGGCGTCGACGTCACTCCTATCCGTTGGAAGACATGTGCAGATGCCAAACACCTAACTGGATTGCTACAGCTTTCGGACCTTGGCATGCGTTTACGCATGTCAGGATACGAAGCTGCAGCTGCTACTGTATACTGCGGACTAAGAGAACGTCTGCAACGTCGTGGTAAGCAGTTATTCTTAACGAATAACCCTGATCATGGCGGCATCGCGGAGTACTCCGAGCTCAGTTCACTGGTTTGGCGGGATGCCTATTGGCATCGC